TTAAATTTTGTTCAAAATATCTATCATTCTTTTATTTTCTTCTTCATACAAGTGAGCATAGGTATTTAATGTCATTTTGATGTCCTCGTGTCCAAGCCTTTTGGAAATGGCTAAAATATTTACACCTTTCTGAATTAAAAAACTTGCGTGAGAATGCCTTAAATCGTGCATTCTTATTTTTTTAACTTTAGATAGCTCTATATATTCAAGAAACCTTTTTCTAGCATATCCTCTTCCAAAATCAAACAATCTTTGGCTGTTTGCTGGCTTATAAATTCTATTTATTTGTTTTTTTAATAATTCAAGTGTTTTATCTGTAAGTGCAATTTTACGAATGCTACTCTCTGTTTTTGTCTTTGTTATAATATCTCCATTAAAACTTCTTGAAACTGTTTTATTAATATTTAATTTCTTATTTTCAAAATCCACATCTTTAATATTCAAAGCTATTGCTTCGCCAACTCTCATACCTGTCCAGAATAGCAGTGAAAAAAACACAACATCCTGTATATCCTCTATAACTGATATAAACTTTTGAAACTCTTCCAAACTCCAAATGGAAAACTCCCTAGTATTTTTTCTCGAACCAATCGTTTTTACTTTAGACATAGGATTAGATTCAAGATTGTAATATTTTACTGCAAAATTAAAAACACATTTCGCTTGGCTTTCAATAATTCTAAGGGTATTTTTGGAAAGATTTTTTTTCAGAAGTTCATTTTGAAAGTTTCTGATATGGTTTGTATTTATCTCGTTCACCAAAATATTTCCGAAAATAGGCAGTATATAATTATTCATTGACTGTATTTTTCTAATAATTGTACTGTCTTTTACTTTTAGTCTGCAATCTTCCAAGTAAATTTCCCACATAGTTTTAAACGTTATATTTGAATTTGAGGCAAGTTTGTTTAAAAATTCTTGCTCCCATAACACTGCTTCTTTTTTGGTATTAAAACCGCTTTTTCTTTTTCTAATTGCTTTTCCTGTGGAATCAACAGTTCTTATTTCAACTTTCCATTTTTTATCGCCTTTTTCCTTATAAACCGACATATAAATCACTCCCTAAGTAATTTTGTAACGTTCGTTGAAATATTCAATCGCCACTTTTCCACGTTGCACACGTATTCCTTTTTGCTTTAATTCCTCATTTAACTCCCTGATTACTTTATATGCTTGACTTAAACTTATTTCCAATATTTTCATAATATCCTTAGCATTATAAAAATATTTTTTTATTTTCATTTCCCCTCCATTTCCGTTATATCAAAATAATTTGATATAATGTATTCTTTGCTTATTAAATATTCAACAACTTTTTCTAAACAACTGCTGCTAAAACTATCTATCATTTCGTCTTCGATTTCGACTTTGTATATTTCAGCATATTTTATCATTTATTATTTAATCCTTTGTTTTCAATTTTTGCAATGTATTATTCAACTTCTTTATTTCATCTAAATGAATCGGATTGTTATTTTCTGTATAACAATCAATTTCAAAATGTATCCTTTTTTTTATATTTTCAATTGCGTTACTAATGTTTTCAAAACATTCTACTTCATCTTCAAAATATGCTTTTCCATCGCAATCATAGTATACTGTTTCCTCCTGTTCTTCTAATTCGTTTTTATCTACTATATTTCCGTTTACAATATAAAATTCTTCATCTTCTTTAATTTTTTCTCCGTTCCAGTCACTTGTTGTCATTTCAATCCTCCGTTTCTTTCAATTCCCCCCCACAATTTTATTTAATCAATAAACTTTGAGTAGTTTCTAAATGTACTCCTGGAATCTCTACCCCGTTTTTCATTTCTTTTTTTATTTCATTTTTTTCGATTTTATCAGTTTGAACTGTCGTTATAAATTTTTCTGGTATCAAACTCACATCATCGATTATTAGGGAAGGCGTGTTATTTCTAATTGTAAAAGCACCAGTAGGCGTTTGTATCTTTTTAGTTTTCAAAGCCTTCATAGTTTCAATAATTTTTTCTTTCAGTTTGTCTCTTTTGTCCGCTCTTTTTTTTGCTTTTATACTGTAAAATTCAGCTATTTCCTTACATTTTTTTTCTTCGACTTCCAATTCTCTTATTTTTAGTTCCAGAATTTCGGATTTTTCTTCTAAAAGGAATCTGATATCTTCTTCAGCGTCTTTTATATCTTGTTCATCCAGCTCGCTTTCATCACTGTGTATGTATTTATCCAAAGCTGCTATATTGTGCAAATCATATATCAAGTTATTTATGTTATTATTACTCATATTCTCTCCTATCTTTATTTTTATATTTTATTAATCACTTTTATTTGTATTCCTTTGATTTCGCCATTATCAATACCTTTGTTTAACGCTTTTTCAGAAAGTTTTAAATATTTTCTCGCTTTTGCTTTACTTCTGAAAATCATTACAGTATCATCTTCATTAAATATAGCTTTTATTCTTATATTATCTTCTCTTAATCCTGTGTTAAACATATGATCGGCATTTCGTTTGTAGCTGCACCATTCCAAATTGTCGATGGAATTATTTAGTTTATTTCCATCTTTATGATTAATACAATTATAGTTTTCATTATTTTCTGTAAATGCTGTTGCCACTAATCGATGTATGCAGTGTTTCTTGCCCTCAAGACTTACGTGTTTATATCCGTGTGAACCAACACAATCTTTCAGTATCCTTTCTTTACAAGTTTTAGATTTTTGATAAGGAGCTGTTGGTTTGATGTTTCTTTTCAAACTTTTTACACGTCCTAAATTACTTATTTGATATTTTCCTTCGTATCCTTTTATATCTTTCCAAATTTCCACAATTACCCCCCTAATCAAAAGGAAATGCCTCGTCATCATCATAATTATTTCTGTTGCTGTTTTGACTGTTTCCAGAATTTTTACTATCAACAAATCCAAAACTATTCGCTAAAACTCTTGTAAATTTCCTTTTTTCTCCATTCTGCTCATAACTGTTTACGCTTAAACGTCCTTGTATTAATATTCTGTTGCCTTTCCTAAAATATTCGGCTATATTCTCAGCTGTCTTTTCCCAAGCCACACAATCAATAAATTCAGCTTCATCTTTTGTTTTCTGTACAGCTAGTGTAAAATTGGCATATGCTTTCCCACTTGATGTATATCTTAATTCAGGGTCTCTTGTCATTCTGCCCATTAGTATTGCTATATTCATAGTTAGTTACGCTCCTTTTTTCTCTAATTCTTTAATTTTTGAATATAAACTGAGTATTTCTTTATTATTCAATTTATTTATATTATCAACTTCGTGTATTTTAAAGAAATCATCAATTGTTTTTTGATATTTTGAAGTCATCTTAGAAATTAAATTAGTTGCAATTTTCACTTTTTCTTCTTCTGTTAAATCCTTTTTAGCTTTAGCCTGCTGTTGTTTTTGATTGTTTTTTTCCTCGTCCAAATAAGCTAGATCCTCTCCGACATACAATGATAGACCAAACCCTGATACCATCGCAAAAAGTTTCGCAAATCCTCTCATTTGAGAAGTGTTTATTTGGTAAGGATTAGGATTTTGTATAGGTTTATTGTAATGGTCTATTATTGGGAAAAAATGTTGCTCTGTCTGTCCTAAAAAAGTCATCTCTAATAGCAAAAATCCATTATGAATAAAACTTCCGTTATCATTTTTTATTATTCTCCATGTACATTTTTCATCAAAAATTTTTGCTAATTTCTGGGCATAAGCCCAGCTTAAATAATCAAATTTCCCCTTTTTCTCAACCATTCCTAATTTTTTTACATCATAATTGTATCTATCTTCAAAAGTTTTCAAATCTTTAATATTCATTTATCATACCTCCGTTTTCATAATACTTATACATCTGTTCCATCTGCTGTTCATCATACTTGTCATTATCCTCTTTTAATTCTTTGTTGAGCTCCTGCAAGTTCTTAGCAGCATTCTTAAAAAAGTTAAGGCTTGTATTCCGTTGTTTTATATAATCATCTGTAAACATTATTTTCCCTCCAGCAATATTTTTTCAATTCTTTCAAATTCTCTATCACATTCATCCTGTGTATCAAAACGAAGAATAAAGACTTCTTGAGAATATGAAAATTTTATTTCAAATTTCTTTTTTCCTATAGTATGAAAATTTGACAAATTAAATAAAATATCTTTAATTTTTATCCACATTTTTAAATCCTCCTTTAAAATCTTTAATCACCCTAGGCCACCACCACAGCAATATAGCCATCAAAAACGGAAATGCCACATTGCCTCCTGCTATCCAATGCCCTTTGATTCGGATAACTTCAATCTGAATCCAAATTGATGTCAGTATCAAAATCATCCATTTCATCATATCCTTTGTTGTCATCAATGCTGTTTTCCTCCAGTTCCTTAATTTCTTCCCTATCCATTTCAACTTCAAGTTGTTCTCTTATTGTCACATTTTACCTCCTATTGTTTTGATAATGCTCCCATTAAAGCATCCATTATTGCTAAATTATCCTTTGTAAGTTGCTCTTTTTGAACTTTTTCATACCATTTGTTCCAAATTTCTTCACATTCTTTTTCTAATTTTTCTTTCAATTTTATATCTTGTATACGATTTATAATACCGTCTATTTTAATTGCCCATCCAGTCATTACTAAATCATTTTTTAAATTATATTTTTCTTTTATAACTTCTTCCGCAACTTTTTTTAATTCATTCACTGCTGTTAAATAAAATCCATCCATAAATTCCTCCTAAAAATTTTATTTATTTTGTGTTTTATAGACTTTAGCACCTGTCTTCTGTTTTAAAATATGTACCAATCATCGTTTCCAACAAACTCCTCATAGGAGAATACTGGCAAGAATTCTTTATACGCTAACTCTATTCCTGCTTTATTAAAAATTTTTGTTTCAAATGCAGGTTCTCCATATTTCTGATCCCATCCACGATATTCTGAGATTATTGTCAGCCCTTTTAACTCCTTTATTTCTTTTGTTCCTATTTCTTCATCGTATGCGAAATTTCCGCAATTTTGTTTTACAAATTTTTCTATTTTTTTTAATTCTTTTCTCATTCTGTTTCCTCCTATTTTTTTTTATTAATATCTTATCCAAACCCACTGCAATATTTGCAATGAGCTTGATAAAACATCAATTTATTTCCAGTCTGGATTTAAAATTAGTCGCTTTGGCTGTTTTTTGTTAAATAGCTTTTTGATTCTGTTTTTAAATTTCTTCTCTTGCTTTTTGACTGTTTTCGTTTACTATTTTCAACGCTTCAAATTTCATCTCTCTACCTCCATTTTGTAATTATTTTTCTTAGCCATATCCATTAAATCAGTATATGATATATAAATATTTTTTATTCACAAAGATTTTATAAGATACATTTTTATGGGATAAAAATGTTTTCTCTGCATAATAAACTTGTCGTCTTTGTATAAAGTGTATTTCATTTTGTAACCTCGTTTTTTAAAAATTTTATATTTGTATTGTTCTCTAAAAGACGTTCTATAAGTTCACAAGTTTCATTTACCGTTAACTTGCATCTTTTAGAAATTGTTAAAACCTCAAATCCGCTTAGCCCTTTCCTTATCTCACACTTTGTGAGCTTTAAATCACTTATAGTTTTTGCAAGTTCACACATCTTGTCCATTACATTTCTCCTAAACTAAATTTTCGTTTTCTTCCTACAATTACACATTTTATATTCGATACATTGTGAATCATATCGGATTTTTTCATAATCTTTATCAAATCTTCGTTTCCGTACTCTGATGGGCTTAATTCGTATTCATCATATATTCCGTCGTATTCAAAACCTTTTATTTCATCTTCTGTTACATCAGGAATTCTCTTTTTCAGTTCTTTAAAACCGCTTTCATAGTATTCCATTTTTGCTATGCCTTGTTGTGGATAACCAAAGCAATTTTCTTCTGCCCATTCTCTTATTATTTTTTTTCTTGCTCCTTCTGCGAATTTTAATCCTTCGCTACTCATGTTTATCATCTCCTATTTATAACTTTTTGTAACTTTAAATCGGTTTTGTATCTTAATTTTAGTTACAAAATTGTGTAAAAAAAATAAAGGAATATATATTTTTCTCATTTACAAACACATTGTAACTTATTTTTGGTTACAAGTCAAGTGTTTTTTTGAAATTTTTTAAAATTTTTCTAAAAAGCATGAAAAAATGTGGTAAAATATAGTGTAAATAAACGAAAGGAAATTAGATCTATGAGTTACCAAATAGAAAAATTTTTAACAGAATTTTTGAATAAAAAGAATATGACATTAACAGATTTTTCTAAAAAGATGGAAGTTACACACGTTTATGTATCTAATATAAAAAATGGAAAAAAGACAGCTTCCAAAAAATTTGTAGAAAAAATGATAAAAAAATTCCCAGAATGTACTAGAAAAGAAACTGAATTATTGACAATGTTAGAAAAAGATAAAAAAATTGAAAAGTTGAAAAAATTGGAAAAACAAAGAAGAGAAACAATTGGAAAAAACGAGGAACTTGATAAAATATCACGTTTAAATAAGCGAGAAAGAGTTCAACTAGATGAAGTTATGAATAGTGCAGCTTATTTTTTTAACGATGCCAGTGTAAGTGATGAAGATAAAAAAAGATTACACGATACTTTGCAAGAACTTTTTTTTGACGCTAAAATGAAAAACAAAAGAAAATAGAGGTTTTATATGAGAAAACGTAGAAATATGAAACTTAGGGTAAAGAACTTGATAGAAAAATACAATACGAGTAATCCTTATGTATTGTGTGAAAGATTGGGTATTGAGATTAAATACGTTTATTACAAAGATGTAAAAGGTTTTTTTAGCAGAGTATTAAGAAGAAAATACATTGTTATAAACGAAAAATTAGATGAGTATTCTCAATTGGTTGTCTTGTGTCACGAATTGGGACACGCACTTTATCATAATTCAAAAAATAAACTTCTTATGAAAATTAATTTTTTTAATTACAGTCCAGAACTGGAGAATGAAGCCAACGAATTCGCAGCTGAATTAATGAAATATCAGCAAGAAGTCAGTTACGAAGTTGCTAGAGATTGCGATTTAGGATTACAGGTATTAGAAGAAATGAAAAGATATATAAGATATTAAAAAATGATCAGGAGGAAAAAATTGGTAAAAACAAAATTTAAAATATTTTGCTTGTTTTTGATTATGAGTTTGTGTAGTTATGCAAATAATAGTGATAGTGAATTAACTGTTGGCAGTTTGTCGCTCGCTTTGGTCGCAACTTGGTTTATAGCATTTGTTACAATTGTTATTTTATTGTTAAGTAGAAGAAAATATAAAAAAGCAGGATTAACTCTTGAACAAGAAAATATAAATTTAGAAAAAAAAATTGAAAAACTAAAAAAAGATTTAAAAGATGAGCAAGAAAAAGTTTTAGAAGTAGAAAAAATGGATTTGCTCGAAGCTATTCGTGAGAAAGAAAAATTTAATTTAGAAATAGGAAAGTTATTAATAAAAAAAGATGAACTTAGTCAAGAAGTTGCTTCAGCAACTTATGAATTAAACGAACGAAGAGCAATGTTAGAAGCTGTTAATGATGAGCTAAATATGGAAAGTTTTGGATTGTATAAGTCTAAATATGATTTTGCAAATTCGAGCCAATATAAATTTGAACTTGAAGAAATCAGAAAAAAACAAAAAGAAATGATAAAAACCAAAAAAGCAGTACATTATTTTGAAAATTGGACGGTTGACGGTTCGGCTTCAAAAGGACGTAAAATGACTAATGATAACATAAAAATGATTTTGAGATCTTTCAATTCTGATTGTGAGGCAGCTATTAACAAAATCAAGTTCAATAATTTAGAAAGAATTGAAAACAGAATTTATAAATCGTTTGAACAATTAAATAAATTGAATGAAATTAATAAAGTTTCTATCAGTCAAGAATTTTTAAATTTGAAGTTTGATGAGTTGCATTTGGGTTATGAATACGAACAAAAAAGAGAACTTGAAAAAGAATTATTGAGAGAAGAACGAGAAAAAGAAAAAGAGAATAAAAAAGTATTACAGGAAATAGAAAAGAAAAAACGAAGTATTAATAAAGAAATTTTGCACTATGAAAATGCAGCTGACGAGTTAGAAAATAAAATTTTAATAGCAAACGACAGCGAAAAGATAGAACTAGAAAATAAATTGTCTGAAATTAGAGAAATTATTGAAAAATATAACGACGAAAAAGAGGAATTGGATTATAGACTTGAAAATATTGGTGCAGGATATGTTTATATCATTTCAAATATTGGTGCATTTGGAGAAAATGTATTTAAAATAGGAGTAACTAGAAGACTAGAGCCTTTAGAGAGAATCAGAGAATTGAGCAGTGCGTCTGTTCCGTTTAAATTTGATGTTCACGCATTGATTTTTAGTTATCAGGCATTTGAACTTGAAAAAGAATTGCACAATTATTTTGACAGTAAAAGAGTAAATATGGTAAATAATAGAAAGGAATTTTTTAATATAACTATTAACGAAATAGAAGATGTGTTAAACAAATATAAAGATTTAACATTTGAATTTAACAAAATTCCAGATGCAGAAGAGTATAGAAAAACATTAAAGTTGAGAAACCAATAAATAGATTGAAGCTGTGTTGAAAAGCTAGCTTCTTTTTTTGTTATTGGATTTCTTGTAAAAATTTCAAAAAAACACTTGACTTGTAACTAAAAATAAATTACAATATACAAGAGGTGAGAAAAATGACAATGAGCGAATATCATAAAAATGTTTACGTCAACATAGAACTTGCGAGAAACCGAAAAGGATTAAGTAAGGGAGAATTGGCTGATAAAATAGGGATTTCAAGACCAGCGTTATCCTTTGTTTTGAACAGGTTGAAAAACGGTAAAACAATAAACACAAAAACTTTAGAAAAATGGGCAGATGCTTTAAATGTACCTTTTTCATTTTTTTTTGAAATAAAATGTAACTAATTTAAAGTTACAAAAACAAGGAGGTGAGAAAATGACAGAACAAAGAACAAATCCAAGACCTAAAACCCCAAAACCAAAACATCCAGGAATATCCAGTGAACTTCCTGAAAAAAGGCTGGAAAGAATACATAAAACGATTATGGAAGTTTTTGACGTGCTTGGCAACAATCATATAGACGGAGATGAATTTGAGATAATAGTTGTAACTTTAAGAAACAAGTTTAAAAAATTAAACAGTAACAAAAATTTTACATTTGAACCAAAATTGAAAAATGTTGTACGTGAAGAAATTGAAAAAGAATTTAAAAGAATACTAGATTCAAGAGGGATTTTGTAAAATAAAAAAGCACTTCAAAAAGTGCTTGAAAAGAAATTTATGAAATAATACATATTGTAATTATTATAGCATAAAGATGTTAAAAATACAATATGTAGGGAGAGGAAAAGGGAAAATGAGAGATATAAGACAAAGAGGCTGGTTTTGGATAGAAAATGAATTGATTGACAGAACGGATTTATCCTTTGAAGAAAAGGCAATGTACATGATATTAGCTAGATTTACAGATAAAGATGGAAAATGTTTTCCAAGCATAGAAAAATTATCTGAAAGTATAGGGAAAAATAAAAGAACTGTTATTAGATACATCAAAAAATTAGAAGAAAAAGGGCTAATTGAAAAGAAAAGAAGATTCAATCAAACTAATGTTTACTATTTAAAAAATGTTGCTCTTAATAGTGACAAATTAGATAATGACAAAAATGATAGTGACAACAATGTCACTTCCCTAGATGACACTGATGTCACTTCCAATAGTGACAAAAACGACACTCTAACAATACCCATAGAACAATACCCAATTAACAATACCCATAAAGAAAAATATAAAAAAGAAAAATTTAATAATTTGGAACATTTCGTAAATTCGCTGGAAAAAACAGAGAAATACAAAACTCTAATTTTTGAATATATAAAATACCGAAAAGAAATACGTAAGAATATAAAAACATTAAGACCTCTAAAAAAGATTTTAAAAGATTTTCCTAGTGAAATTGAACTTGCAGAGGCAATAGAAATTGCAAAAGAAAGAGAATGGACAGGATTAGAACCTGAATGGATAGAAAACTATAAAAATAACTTGGGAGGAAACAACAATGGAAACACAGGAAATAAAAGATTTAATAAAAGAGAAAATAGCAAACATACAGAAGAACCGGACTACTCAAAAGGATTTGAAGACTGGAACTGATACATTTGAAAACGCTTGGACAATACCAGCAAGCGAGTTTAGGAAGCAAGAAGCTAGGCGTTATAGAGATTATAGCAACTGGAAAAAAAGCGATTACGAAAGAAATTTTGCTAATGCAGATTATAAAAACAAAAAAGAAAAAGAACATTCGGATTCGTTCAAACGATTCTGTAAAAATTTCGGCATAATAAAAACAAAAGGACTTGGAATTTTTATGGTTGGCAATGCTGGAACGGGAAAAACATACTACTGTGACTGTATTATGAACGAACTGATGGAAGAAAACAAAGTTTATCGCACAAGTTTGTATCAAATTTTAGAGGAAATGCGACAAGAGTATAACAAATACAAAGAAGCAACTGATGATTTTGTATTTACGAGATTAGAAAAGGCAGATCTGGTTATTTTTGATGATTTAGGAAACGAATATATAACAGACTGGGGGAAAGAAAAAATGTTTTTAATATTCGATTTCTTGTATAGAAATAGAATTTCTTTTATCATAAATACCAATCTGGATGACGCTCAATTCAAGAAATTTTTACAGATAAACGGAAGCGTAAAATTGTTAGACAGAATAAAAGAAAGATGTAAAAAATATATGTTCGATTGGGAAAGCAGAAGGGCAGAACTTCATAAAAAAGATTTTGAGGAATTGTATTAGGAGGATAAGTGAAAAAAGTTCAGTTATATTGTGTAAAAATAAATAACGAGGAAATAAAGACAATAAGTTTGAAGGAACGCAGAAATTTTATTATTTCAAGGCTTAAAAATATGACTGGATACGAACAATTTACGTGGGAAATTCCTGAAAGCAAACTGGAAAAGGCTTTAGAATATTCCTACGATGAGTTGTATAAGTTCAAGTTAGAAGAAGAGAAAAAAGGAGGGAAAAATAAATGCTAAAAGAAAACGTAAAAGCGAAAGTAATAGTGATAGATTTTAATGACCGTAAAGGTTGGAAATTGTATCACAACGAGGACTTATATGGAAACACAGAGATTGCAGATGACAGATTCTGGAACGATGTGCAGGAGGGGTATTACAAATTTAGCAAGGGCACAACTTTAATTGCTGATATTAAATGCCCCTGGAAAATTGAAGAACCTTTAAGAATTTTGAAGGTGCATGAGGTGATTTATAGTGATTAGACTAGAGTTGCCGGTTTATTGGTATGTAACGAAAAAGAAAAAGAAATTTATTGGCATGAACTGGTATCAAGGAGCAGACAAGCATGAGATTAATAGAGTTAAAAAAGAATATCACAAACTAATCGAATCGAAATTGACTGGTAACAAAGAAAAAATAAAAGGCAGTTACCAGGTGAGGTATAAATATTTTTATAAAAATCCTAAAAGCGATTTAAGAAATATAACATCGGTTATTGACAAGTTTTTTAACGATTCTTTGCAAGGATTAAGAATTGTTGAAAACGATAACATAAATTTTTTAAGAAAAACAGTAGATGAAGTTGGCGGAATGGATAAGAAAAATCCGAGAATTGAGATAGAAGTGGAGGGAATTAAATAATGGATAGGGTGTATCTTGTTTCGTTTTTGTTTCAAAAAGAGTTTAATAATACGACTTACGGACATAGCGAAATTGCTTTGGAAAAAGGGAATTATACAGAAGATGAATTAATAGATTTTTTTGTTGAAAGCATAAAAATAAATTTTGATTTAGGAGAAGATCAGGGAGTAGTAATAACAAACATAATCGACATAACAAAAATAAGAAAGGAATTAGAGGAATAATGGAACAATGGAATAAATTAGTAAAATTAGTAAAAGAATTTTACATCGCATTTGGGCAACAGGAATTTTTAGAAAAAGAAATGACTGACGAGAGAATGAAGTTAAGAGAAAAATTATTTGAAGAAGAATTAAAAGAATATGAGGTGGCAGAAAAAAATAATAACAAGGTTGAAATGCTAGATGCTGTTTGTGACATGTACTACATCTACATTGGAACGTTATTAGAGTTGCATAAAGGCAATATTGAAAACGTTGCTTCAAGGATATTTTTTCTTTCAGACAAAAAAACAAATTTTCTTTTTAAAGTAGAAACGAAAAACGGATTTGATAAAATTTTACCTGAAGCATTTGAAGAAGTCCATAGAAGCAATATGAGCAAGTTGGAAAATGGGAAAGCAATTTTCAGGGAAGATGGGAAAATACTTAAGGGAGAAAATTATTTTAGACCTAACTTGAAACAATTTGTTGAATAAAAAATAGGAGGAATATTAATGAATGAATTGATAACAATAGAGAAAGTAAGAGGATTTATTGGAGAAAATGGAATAATATTTTTGAATTTAGATGATGTCGCAAGAGGGTTAGGATTTACTCAAATTAAAAATCAAATAGAGTACGTAAGAACAGACAGAGTTACAAATTACTTGAATGAATTTGGTTTCTCCACTTGTGGGGAAAAGTTCTCGGATATTTATATACCTGAAAATATTTTTTATTTGTTAGCAATGAAAGGCAAAAATGAAATCGCAAAAAACTTTCAGCTAAAAGTTGCAAACAAGATTTTGCCGGCAATAAGGAAAACAGGAATGTATGCTACAGAGGAATTATTGAATAACCCTGATTTGGCTATTCAGGCTTTTACGAAACTAAAAGAAGAGATGATAAGAAGACAAGAATTAGAGAAAAAGATAGAGGAACAACAGCCTAAAGTTGAATTTTACAATGATGTGACTGGTAGTGATACGACAGCAGAAATAGGGACAGTTGCTAAGGTATTAAATTTTAAATCTGTTGGAAGAAATACGTTATTTGACATTTTAAGAAGGCAAGGAATATTACAAAGAGATAACATGCCATTTCAAACATATGTTGACCGTGGGTATTTTCGAGTTGTAGAAAGCAAGTGGAATGCTCCGAATGGTGATGTGAAAGTAAATTATAAAACTGTTGTATATCAAAAAGGAATTGAGTACATATCTAAGGTTCTAAGAGATTTGGGATATGAAAGGATCGGTGAAATATTAAATTAAGGCAGAAAGGGTGACGGCAGGAAAAATGGACGAGAACACATTAGAAAGAATAAAAGCAAGGCTTTTAAATGGAATAAAAGTAAATGACAGCGATTTCAACTTTATGAAGTTGAACGCTAATCTGTTTAAGAATATTAAATTTAAAAAGAAAAGAAAGGCTAAAAAGAAATGGCAAATGCTGAAATCTCGAATCAAGAAATAATAATAACGTTGCCTGTGGAAAAGGTTTATCCAGGAATAAAAGAAAAATTGGAAGAATATTTAAATCATTTTCCGATAAAAGTTATTCCAGTAAAGAAATTATCACAGGCACAGAATAGCTTGATACACGTTTTATTAAAGCAATTCGGAGATGAGATTGGATATACTTTAATAGAGATTAAGGAACTGATGAAAGAGCAGTTTGCAATAGCGACAGATAAACTGGACTTTTCCACAGCAAAATGTGATATGGAAACAGCAAATGATTTCATATCATTTATCATAGAACAGGCATTGGATCTTGGAATAAATTTATATATACTTGGAAAACACGATAAAAGGTATAAACATATATTGGAAATTGACAATATAACACAAAGATATGTGATTGCCTGCTTGAGAAAAAGAGTTTGTTGTATCTGTGGAAAAGAGCATAATGAGTACAACACAATCGAGCTACATCATTGGAGCTCGGTAGCGAGCATAGGAGGATACGAAAACTGTGACGGATTAAAAACACCATTTATGAGCTTATGTGCCAAGCATCATCAGGAATTCCACGCAACAGGCAAGGAAACATTTAAGAACAAATATTATATTGAAGGGGTGTGGTTAAATGTGGAACTTGTGAAAGAGTTGAAAAAGATTTACAAAAATCATTTTAAGGCATTTAAGGAGGAGATATGATAAAAATATATTTATTAGTCGCAACAATTTTTCTAGAAATTTTATTTATACGATTTGAATTGGATGAACTACAAAATTGGTACAAGGCAGTCGAGGATCAAATGTTTGAAGATTTTAGTACTAGAGAAAAACAAAGAAAATACGCAAGAAAAAAAGCAGCAAAAAATATATTCAAAATATTGATTGTAGGTTTGTTAGTATTATTTGGAATTTCTTTTTTGAAATAGTTCAGTCGTGAAAAGTCGATTGAATTAGAAAAAGGTTAGGAGGAGAAAATGAAAATAGCAATATTGTTAATATTATTAGTACCAATTTTATTTTGGATTGTATTTATTTGGGATATATTTGAAAATGCAGTTGAAAGAATGAAAAATTATAATCTGTTTGGAATGTTGGCGAGTTTAGGTTTTGGGATACTTATGGCTTACGGATTGTATGAGTTTTTATTGAAAATAATAGATTCAGGATAAAATCATTTTGTTGAAGTCAACAAAAAGCATATTGCTGATGTCAGCAAAATGGTATTAAGAACGTTTGGATGATGTCGGGAAAACGATAGAAATTAGGAGGAAGTATGAAAAACAAGGATAGAATGCAATTCAATTTAAAAAACTGGAGAAAATTAAATTGGAGTTTATGGAACAGGGAAGATGAAAATAAAGCAAGTTTTGAAAAAATATTGAATAAAGACAAGTATAAAAAGAAATAGGAGGATTTGAAAATGTTAAAAAAAAATAATGAAGATAGTGTTTTGCTTTATAATTACATTTATAGGTGTTGTGCAAATTGAACAAACTAAAGATTTTTTAGATCTAGCTAAATTAGTTGTGAGTTTTGCATTCGGTATGTGGGTATCGAAATGGATTTAAAATAATTTAAGAAAGGGAATTAAAATGAAAAAATTATTATTAGGAATTGCAATTTTAGGATTATTAGGAAGTTGTGCAAGATGGGAAGACAGTCAAAAAGACTATGAAAGCGACACAAAAGGTTTAAAAAGAACGGTACAAATTTATACTCTTGACGGAAAATTGTTGAAAGAATACAAAGGAATGATAAGGGTAAGAGATTCGGATGAAAGTAATAGAATATCATTAAACTTAATAAGCGAGAATAATCGTAGAGTTACAATTGATAATGCGATTGTAATAACGGAGGAGGAATAAATGGGAATAATAACGAGAATTTTAAGTGCAGCAGTTACAATATTTTTAGTTTTCTTTTTAGTCAGCTATCTGTATACTTTAGTTGAAGATGTAAAAAAGAATCTTAAAAATATAGCCAGAATTAATTATACACTTCACAATGTGATATATTTTTTAGTATTTTGTTTTTTTATTTTTCTGGTGTTTTATGCAATAATAAATTTGATTATATTTTTTGCAATTAGAGTGTAAAATGGTATAATTAAGATAAATAAAAATTAAAGAGGAGAAAAGTATGGGAAAAATTAATTTAGATTATTTGATTTATAGAGGATTTAAAGAATTGATTGAAGATTTTATGGGAAATAGAAAATTTGAAACTTATTATGATATTGAGGATCAAATGATACTTAAAAATTTCGTGGTTTGTGTTGAATACAAAAATAGATTATTTAAACTATCAGCACAAAAATCATTTTCTGGCGACAGCGGATGGGATTGCAAAGAAACAAACACGAATGAATTAATAAAAAAGTTGGAAGATGAATTTGAGAAATTTAAAGAAAAAGTTTTGAAATTTGATGAAATAAATGAAATGAATTTTGAAGAGTTGAAAGAAAAATATTTTGAAGAAATGGGATTGAAAAAAATAGAGAAATAAGGTATAATTAGGAGGTAAAATGAGTATAAGTAAAAAACTCAAAGAAATCAAAAATTTTCTAGAAAGTGAAAAAATTGGAAAAGTTTTTATTGATAAAAGACCAAACGGGGTTATATTAATAGAAACAACAGAAACTGAGAAATATCAAAACAGAGTATGCAAAAAAGCAACCTGATTTCAAAAGTTTCAAATAACAATTGAATAAAATATAAATAACGACGTACACAAAATGATGACCGTATTTATAAATTCGAGGAACTAAAAAGCCTTGATTTTATACATACGGTCTTTTTTTTTGTCTAAAAATCAAAGAAAGGGGGCAAGATGAAGATAGAGAAAATAAATATCAATGAAATAATCGAATATTCTGGGAATGCTAAAGAACATCCAGAGTGGCAAGTTGAACAGATTAAAAATAGTATTCGAGAATTTGGATTTAATGATCCAATTGCGATTGATGAAAAAAATATTATTATCGAAGGACACGGTCGGCATTTAGCTTTGAAAGAACTTGGATATACAGAAGTTGAAGTTATCAGATTAAAACATTTAACAGAGGAACAAAAGACAGCGTATGCAATTGCGCACAATAAATTAACTATGAATACAGAGTTCGATATTGAAAAATTGCAGTACGAGTTGAATAAGCTGGAGGTAAATGATTTTGATTTAAGTGTGCTTGGTTTTGAACAGTCCGAACTTGATGAGATTTTGCAAGAGGAAATGGAAGAGCTAGAAATTGGAGATGAAGATACAGACAACACAGAAGTCAAACGTACTAAATTAATTTGTCCCTGCTGTAATCATATTGCTGAAAAGAGCAAATTTAAGGAGGTAATGGATGGCGAAGATACATAATGACAAATATTATACTCCTGATCCAGTTGTAAAAAAAGTGATTGAAGTTCTTGAAAAAGATGTGATGCCAATCAATAAGTTTTCAAGAATTATTGAGCCAAGTGCAGGCGCTGGAGCGTTTCTTAAAAGACTTCCTAAAAGTGTGATTGGATATGATATAGAGCCACAAGGTGGAAATATCATAAAAGGCGATTATCTTAAACAGAATGTTCCGTATATGAAAAACAGCCTTGTAATTGGAAATCCGCCTTTTGGAAGTAGTGGAAATTTGCATACAGAGTTTATAAAAAAAAGTATGGAACATTCTGACTATGTAGCATTTGTACTTCCAGGCGATATGTATAAGAAAGATAAGCTTGAAAATATAGAACTGTATAAATCATATATGTTGCCAGCAGTCAAATACAGTGGAGTTAAGTTGAGATGCTGTTTCAATATTTATCGTAAAAGAAAAGGTAAATTAAAAGAAAAAAATATAAAAGATGTTGAGATTTTAACTTTTTCTAAAACTAAGAACACAACAAAGCAGCAGGAACTAGACTGGTTGAGTATAAAATCCGATTTTAGATTTATAGCATTTGGAACAATAAGATTGTTAAAAAGTACAGATAAAAGAGTTCGTGCGAAAGAAATAAAAATAATCTTAAAGAAAAAAGTTAATTTAAAACCAGTCTTGGAAAAATATTTAAAGAACAGATCTAAAGTTGCAGTATCAACTCCGAATGTAAGCAAAAAAGAAATCGTTGAGTTAATATATGATAATTTCTCACAATTAAGGGAATAAATATGACTAAAAAATTATTACTGAACGAATGGGAAGAACTTGGAGGCAAAAATGCTGCGAAAGGAACTTTAAAGAAACTGGCTAACAAATATAGTGTTCCGGAGGGAACTGTGAGGCGCTGGAAGAGTGAACATTTGAAAAAGAATAAAACGAACGTTCACAATAAAAAACGAACGAACGTTGAACGTTCAAATGAACGTGATATTCAAATAAAAAAAGATATTCTAAGCAATATTCCAAAAGAGGAAGTAATGAGAAAAAATGAGATTTCAAACGCAACTTATTACAGAAAAGAAAAAAATATAAGACAACTCAGGTTAGAAAAAACAGAAGAGCAGTTGGATGATATTCTTTTAAAAGTTTATTCTGATTTAGGGGATGTACTAAAGAATGTGGAAATTTCAAAACGTAACTTAGTAATAAGGATGGCTAAGGAAATCTCAAAAGATGAAACGCTAGATGCCAAAAGACTCCAAATAATTGACAAGGCTTACGTAACTATTAAAAAAATGGGAAACGATTTAATGAGGACTGGTAAAATGTTGACTGCGTACGAATTATTAGAAGTCGACAAGCAACTTGCAGAAGAAGCGTTGCAGCAAGAAAAATTAGATATTGAAAGGTCAAAACTAAAAACGGATATAAACGAAGATAACAAAATAGAAATTAAGTTGGTGGGAATCTGATGGAAATAGTAAGAGAAGTAAATAATCATTTTAAAGAATTTTTGTTAGATAATAGTCAACATATTTATTTTTTATTAGGCGGATATGGAAGTAGTAAATCATTTAATGCAGCGGTCAAATTGGTGCTCTTATCATTGCAAGAAAAAAGAAAAATTTTGGTTGTAAGACAGATAAGAGAGAATTTAAAAGAGAGTTGTTATGCGGATATACAAGATATTATATATAGCTTTGGACTAGAAAAATATTTTTATTTCACATCAACGCCGATGAAGATTGTTTGTAATGTAACAGGCACAGAGTTCATTTTCAGAGGATTGGATAATGTCAAGAAAATAAAATCAATAAAAGACATAGATACTATTTGGATTGAAGAGGCAGATGAGATTGATTATAAATCATTTAAAGAGCTTAAATCGAGATTGAGAAGTATAAAAAACAGAAACATATTGATTTTAACAACTAATCCGAACGAATTTGGAGTATGGACATATAAATATTTGAATGAAGTACTAAAAAGCGTTGGTAAAGACGAGAATAATCTATATACTGAGCGAATTATGAAAATAAAGAATGAAGTAAATCTAAAAAAAGGAAATGTGTTTTCTGAAAATATATATTTACATCATTCTGTGTATACAGATAATAAATTTTTACCTGATAACTTTATAGCAGACTTAGAAACTGAAACAGACGACTATTTAAGAGCGATAAAAACGCTAGGTAGATTTGGAAGTGCAGGTGGTACATTATTCAGAAATTTACATCATATGGAACAAAGCAGAATAGAAAAAATAATCGAAGGCAAATGGAATAGATTTACTGGGTTTGATTTTGGATTTGAACATTCTTATAACGCTATTGTAAGAATGGTAATTGATGAAGAGTTGAACGATTTGTATATCTATGAAGAATTTTACGACAATCATTTGACAGATCCCGAAATGATGGAAATGGAAATTATGCACAAAATGATAGAAGAAGGCGAAGTAATATATGCTGATAGTTCAGAGCCGAAAGCAATTACTTTTTACAATATGAATGGACTTTTGATTAATTCAGTAAAAAAAACGACTGATATGAGTAAAGCAGGAGTAAGAAAAATACAGTCATTCAGAAATATATTTATTGATAAAAATGTATGCCCTAATACATACAGGGAATTAACTGAAATGAAATGGTTTTATAACAAAGACGGATTAATTGCCAAAAACCCTAAAACTAAAAAACCTTTTAATATAGATCCGCATACATTTGACGCAATTAAATACGGAATAAGTGAGTATACGCCTTATACTTCCAATAAACATTATTACAAAAACAAGGAGGTGGATAATGAGACTTAATATTTTTTCAAAAGGATTCTGGAGTACCAGGTCGCCAGTTACGCTATCGGAATTTATAAACGGTTATGTGCTTGAAGATGAAGACCCTGAAAAGTTTTTAAGCCAGCTATACAAAAATCCGTTTACATCTAGCGCAATAACAAGGATAAATGAAGCAATAAATAATTTGAAATGGGGAACTTATAAAAAAGGATATGGGGATAATGTTAGAGATGTTAAAAGTAGCTATGTGTTAAATACATTACAAAATCCCAATTCTTTGCTTAATACAGACCAGTTTATTAATTATTTTGCTTTATATTACATCTTGTTTGGCGAGTTGCTTGTAATGAGAGTTGATTTATTTACAAAAGCTGAATTGATTTTATTCAAAAAAGGCTCTTATCACATTGAGTACGATAACGAAAATGTGTTGAACGGAATTAAATCAATAAGAATTAACAACAAGGAGTACAAAGGCGAAGATTTAAAAATGTTTCACTATATAAAAGGTGTGAACATTTACGACAATATCGCTGGAGCAGGATATGGAATAAGCAAGGTACAATCGTTGACAGCTTTGCATAATTACTGGTGCTACATAATGCAATGGAACAATAGTATATTGAAGAACGGTGGTAAGAGGAATCTTATAATCGTTGTTAAAAGGTTCCTGAACGCTTTTAAGAAAAAGGAAATTAAGAACGAGATAGAACAGAATAGCGGTTCTAGGAATGTTGGGAAAGCACTTATTTTGGACGGAGAAGGTGCAGAAATAAAAGAGGCAGACTTTTCACCGCAGGACTTTGATTTTCTTAATGCTATGGACGAAATAAGGAACACAACTGCTGCTGTTATGAATGTACCTAGTATTTTAATCGGAGACAGAACTAACAGTAAATTTAGCAACTACAAAGAGGCTAAAAAAGATTTGTATACAGAGAACATATTGCCACTTGTCGAACAAATAGCCGAGTATCTTAATAATATTATGAAAGACAAGCTGGAAAGCAACGAATACATTGATTTTGATACAAGCACAATTGGAGTACTTAAAGAAGACAGAAAAGAGAAAATGGCAATGCTTAATAATCTTAGTTATTTAACGATAAACGAGAAGAGAGCAGAGCTCGAATATCCGCCTATCGAAAATGGAGACGATATTTTGATAAGTACATCAATGACATCGCTCAAAGAAATGTATGAAGAAGAAAAACCAGTTGAGGAGGAAGACGATGGCAAAGAAGAAGCGGAAAACGAAGAAAGTTAAGCTGACTAATTCTCAAAAAAAGATACTTGCTAAAAGACAGTTGAAAATGCGTAACAGATTAATACTTAAATTATTCGGACGGCTAAGACTGGTATTTAAGCAACTTCGTGGTGATATTGATGTAAATGAGCAGATGTTTTTGAGTGAATTCGCCTGGGAAACATTTGCGAGTCAACTATTCAGAGAATTAAAAAAAGGAATACTTGAAACAGTAAGTGAAACATCTAATTTTCTTATTACACATCGTGGTATTGATGAAAAATTAATTCCGGCAGTTAAAAACAAAACATTGAAAGCATTAAGTAAAAAGGTAATTGCTGAAAAGGTAACAAATATAACCAAAACCACGAAAGATATTTTAAACAAAATCATAGTTCGTGGACAGGAAAGTGGAACAAACATAAGGGATATTGCAAAAGAGATAACTCAAAAAGTAAAAGGTATGGAAAAGAAAAGAGCAATGGTTATTGCAAGAACTGAAACGGCTACTACTGCAACAACAACATATCACAATGGATTGGAGCAGGCAGGACTGGAAAAGACTTGGTGGCACGTTGGCGGTGGTAAAACTGACAGAGAAACTCATTTGAAATGTGATAAGGAAACTATCCCAGCAAATGAAACTTTTAGTTGTGGACTTAAACATCCACATCAGTTGGGAGCACCAGCGAGTGAGATTATAAATTGCCATTGTGAATTGATATAGGAGGTGTAAAGTGGAACAATTTAATAAAAGTGTCAAAATGGTATTGAAACAAGATACTGAAGAAAAAGGAATAATTGAAGGGCAATTGGTAACACATAGTGTTATTGATAGCTACGGAGATTATTTTGATAAAACAGCACTTGATAAAGTGGATAAGGATAAGACTTATTTCTTGTTACATATGCACGACCAGAGTAAGGAAATCGGAACTTTGAAAGTTTATCAAGATGAAATTGGAAATCTTAAATTCTCGGCTAAACTTGATTTGTCAACAGATGAAAACGGCAACGCTTTAAATTTAGACGCTCAAAAAGTTTATTCGATGATGAAGAATAATGGGGCGAACTATGAAATGTCTGTTGGTGGATTCTTAAAACAAAGAGAGTTTGGAAAAGTTCAGACAGATAAAGGCGAAGTAAACGCTAGAATAATCAAGGAGTTTGAAGTAATTGAGGGTAGTGTAGTTTTAAAAGGTGCAGTACCTGGAGCGACTGTGCAAACAGTAAAAGGCAATAATAATATAAATAAAAATAAAGGAGATAATAATATGCCAAAAAATATTGAAGATTTAGAAAAAGGAATGAATCAAAACACAGAGAATATTAAAAAAGCAAATGAAGATTTAGCAGCAGCATTGAAAAAGAATGGAGAGTTGGAAGACAAAATCAACAAGGCTAATGAAGAGATTGAAAATATGGGTAAAGCATTAGATGAAGTTATGAAAAAAGGTGTGGCAAATCCTGAAATAGAAGAGAAAAAAGCGAACGCTGCTTTTGAAAAATATTTGAGAACTGGAAACAAAGAAATTGAGGGATTAGAAAAAGCCGCAATAGGTACAGGACAGGCAACTGTATTGATACCGACAATCTTGTCGCACGAGATTCTGAAAGAAACAAAGGAAACATCAAATTTTCTGATGAAAGGTAAATTTTATACAGGAAGTGGAGATTATATTAAAATCCCAGTTAGAAATGAAATTACAGGTGCTAACCAAATTGTAAAAGAGGGGCAAGGAAATACTCAAGACGGTACACTTGGATATACTCACATTGAATTAAGAGCAGGATACAGACAGGTAAGATACCCAATTACCGATGAATTGGTACAGGATAGTGCATTTGATATGGTTGGAGAACTTAAAGAAGCAATATCAGAAGAATTCGGGCAAACATTGTCTGAATTAACTGTAAAAGGACCATATAACGCTTCAACAGAACAATTTATTGAGGGATTTTTAACAAATGTAACAGTAACTGGTGCAGCTATTACAACAGCGACAGTTAAAAAAGTAACAGCTGATGACTTAGTTAAACTAGAAACAGGAATGAAAGCAAGCTATAGAAAAAGATCAGCTTACTATGTTTCGCCTAAACTTTACGAGGAAATGAAGTTATGGAAAGACGGTGATGGCAGATATTTGTGGACGAACATTCTTGAAGGTGCAACAATGAAATTTAATGGTTATCCAGTATATGTCGAAGAATTTTTAGAAGACATAGACACAGGAAAATATCCGGCAGTATTCTGTGATTTTGGAAAAGGTTATGCTTACTATCAAAAAAACGGGTTTGAACAAGAACTGAACAGAAAAGTAAATGAGAGAATAACTGAATACTACACAAGAATAAGAATAGGTGGAGGAGTAATTAGACCTAAAGCATTTTCTGTACTAAAAGTAAAATAGGGGTGGTTTTAAATGCTTATTACTGTCGAAGACTATAAAAGGATAACAGGCAAGACCTTAGCTGATGAAGAATTGGCTAAGGTTGAAACCTTGCTTGGTATCGCAATTAGTCAAATTGAAAATATAACTGGATATAAATTAGAAGTTGAAACGCTTACAGAGGATTATGATTATAACAAACGGATTTACTTAAATAAACGTCCAGTTGCTGAAATTGTAAGTATTAATTCTGATGATGAATATAAAAGTCGTGGGAATTATATTGAGTTTGTTAATTTTAGTAATTGTCCTTGCAATACAAAAGAAAAAGAAATTGAAGTAACTTATAAAGCTGGATATGATGAACTGCCAGACTGGCTGAAATATGAAATATCTATGCTTGTGAATGATTTTATAAACAGTATGGATGAAGAGAGTGGGAAGTATAAGAGTTATAAGATTGATGACATTTCTTATACATTTGTGGATTTTTCGGCTAATAAGAGAGAGAAAATTGAAAGTGTTGTGAGGCGGATATATGGCTGAAATTGTATATGAATTAGAGGGGCTAGAAAAACTTGATAAGGAACTGAAATATTTAAGTTCTCATGCTGTTAAAGTTGGAGTTTTAGGAGATGGGAATAATAACGGCGTCTCGGTTCAAGATTATGCTATTTTTAACGAATATGGGACAAGCCGTGGTATTCCTTCAAGACCGTTTTTTAGATTATCGGTAGGTACTGCAAATGCACAGAATGAGATAAAAGAGTATATGAAAAGTCAAGTTGAACAAATTATTCAAGGTGGAATAACTGGGCAACAGGCTTATGAAAATCTAGGAACATTTGTAGTCCAAAAAATCAAAAAAACAATAGCAAGCGGTAACTTTACAGCACTTAATCCGCAAACTATAAAGAAAAAAGGTCATAGTAAGCCGCTTATGGATACACATTCGCTTTACGAATCAATAAGTTATGAAATTGTGGGGGCATAGAATGGCACATAAAACATTTATTCCAAAAAGATTTTTTAGTAAATGCAAAATATCAAAAAGAACAAGCAAGTGGATTAATTCGAAACTGGTTGAAGTTGATGGAAGTTTAGAATTTGAGGGAGCAGTACTTAATCTTAACAGGCAGGACATAAGTATGCTTGTGGAACAAGGGATACAAGTGACTTTAGACACTAAAAAAATATACTGTTATATTGATATTGACTTGAAAAATAAAATTGAATTTGAGGGAAACGACTATATTGTAACAACAGCAAAAAACTACATAAAATACGATGAACTTAGAATTTATTATATTGAAAGGGTGCAAGAATGAAAAACGAAGTATTGAGAAAATTGTTAGCCAGTTTCGTAGATTTCCAAGTTATTCGTGATAATTATGTAGCTAAAAAGCCAGCAGAATGTGCTGTTATGCACACAATAAGTCTTAATAAGTCGGCATATAGTGCATATAGAACTATTGAAACAACAGACACACAAATTAAGGAAAAGGCTTTAAGATTAGTTATTGCTTATTTGCAATTTGATTTTTATGCACCAACACAGGCAAGAGCAGAAGAAATGGCTAGTGAATTGCTAGAGGTTATAGTATTTAAGAAAAGACATGACTTGGTTAGGAACGGATTTGGACTAAGCGATGATGAAATAGAAATAAAAGATTTAACTTTCCTTGAGGGCAGTCAATATATTTACAGATTTAGTTTTGATGTAGAAATGAACTGGCGAGAATCAAGTGAAAGAGTAAGAGATTTAATAAAAGATGTAGAAGTGAAAACGGAGGTAGAGAATGGCTAAGAAAATAAAAGTAACAGTAATAAGACCAACAAAGCCTTTATTGCTAGGCGATTTTGGGAAAGTCTTATTTATAACTAAAGAGGCAGATAAACCTTACAAGAAGTATACAAAATTGGATGATGTTAAAACAGATTTTGGAGCTAATTCTAAAATGTACAAAGGTGTAGAAACATTTTTGTCACAAGAGGATAGCGATGGGAATGTAATCCAGCCAGATGTTTGGTATTGTACAAGTAAAGCAACGCCAAACGAAGAATTTTTAGACAGTTTACCAACTGGCGATTTTTACGGTGTGATTGTAGATTTTTATGATGAAGAATTTACAAAAGCATTGGCTAAATGGCTAACTAGAAATGTTAAATTTGCAGTTGTGGCTAATTCGACAGCTGAGAACAACAAACTAAAAGAAAGCGTGAGAATATATTTTATGGCTGGAAAAGCCGAAGGTGGAAACTTGGATATATTTGGATTACCAGCTTACACGTTCGCTCAAGGAATTAATGGGCGTTGGAGTGACAGGAGAATATTAGGGGTAGATCCGTCAGCTAAAACTTTGACAGAAGAAAGCGATAATGAAGAAGGCAATATTAATTATACTAGAAATTTCGTTGGATACAATGCTGTAACAAGCGGCTCTTGGTGTGCTGATGGTGTAAGACATGCAGACCAAACGATTAAAATAGATGCGATTGTGCATAATATTGAAACTAATTTGGCTAGAATGTTAATTGAAGAAAAGAATACAACAATGGATGGTGAAGGTATTCCGAAAGTTGAAGCATTATTGAATAGAGTAATGTTAGCAATGGGGAAACAGGGAGCAGTTGCTAAGAATAATAGTGGCGAATACTTGTTTAAAGTTACAGTCCCAAGCATTGAAGACACTTCGGCACAGACAGGATTGACTGTAGACGATTACATCAATCGTACACTTAGAAATGTAAAAATCGATTTCACGATTAGCACGGAAATAGAAAAAATTGAAGTTGTATTGGTTTGGCACGACGAACCATTAACGGCATAGGGAGGTAGAAAATGGGAAATAATTTTTTAGAAAAATCATCTGATTTAAGTCAAGTAGATTTAATTATAAATTTTCCAGGAGCAGGAATTGGATATTTAATTAAGGAAGCTACTGAGATAGAAAATAATCCAACAGAGGATTCACACACATTAAGTGATCCAGGCATAAAAGGAAACGTTATTACAATACAAACAAGAGTAACAAAAAGAGAAATAAAAATTACAACTATCAAGGGTTCTGATGATGATGTATTTTTAACAAAATGTAATGCAAATCCAAAAGGTGTGTTAGGAACATTGACATATATAGATAATTCGGGAATGAATAAAATTGTCGGAAACGGTGAAGGCGTATCGGTTCAAAAAGGTGGAGAAAGAAAGAATAATACCAAAGATGTCACTATTGAATATACAGTTCAATGTGCAAAATATAAAGAAACCGTATAGGAGGGATTAGAAAATGGCGAATAAAGAAAATGAAAAAATAGAAGAAAAAGAGCAAGAAAGTAATGTTTTTATTGATAATTTAGGGAGATTAAATATTAAGGGGCAAGAGATATATGTGGACGCAGAAGGAACTTTAAAGGAATTTGATTTTAGATTAACTAAGCCGCAAAATTATCAAATTTACACAAATGCTTTAACAAAATTTTTGACAGATAAAGATGTCACAGTATTTGCAGCAACTGTATTGCCAAAAATGGTTGAAAAACCAAACGAGGCTAGGAAAATTAGTTTTTTTGAATACGATGAGGAGGCATTGTTTGAAATAATTGCGACTATTATAGACTACATGGGTAAGTTCAAGGAGAACAAGAAAAGGAAATTGAACATGACCTTGAAATAGCAGAAGAACAATATAATGACCCCATGGTTAAAATGAAATGGGAGTTTATTGTAAAAAGGAAAATAAAAGACCCTAATGTTGTTCTTGATATGAGTAATGTTAGGTTCTTTCAATGGTGTAGAGCGATAATGGATTTTGAGGAAAAGGAGGGATAAAATGGCTGGCGGAAATAAATTAGAAATATTGTTGAGTGTTAAAGCCGAAGATAGTCCTTTGAATAAACTAAAATCTAAAATGCAATCTATATTGCCTGCTGCTGCAAAAGTAGAAGAAAAAATATCGAAAATTGGAAACAAAGTTGGTGGCTCTGGATTAGAGAAACTAAAGGCTAAAATGGCTAGTTTAATGCCTAACATATCGCAATTGCAAAGCAAAATTAAGAATTTTAAATTTGAAAATCTTACTAACGGATTGATAAATGGGGTTGAAAGAATACCGCTGGTTGGTAAAAGAGCAGCCTCGGGACTGGATGCGATTCGTGATAAATTTAATAGATTAAAGGGAGTAGGTAGCTCACTAGGCAATCTTTTTCCAAAGTTAGGTGAAAAAATAAAAGGTGCATTTAAACCTGATAGTTTAAAAAAATTTGGCTCAGGGTTAAAAAACATAGGAAGTAAAATTTCTAGTATTTTCAAAAAATTAAGCAAATTTAGTATGATTGGAGGGATTACTGGTGGACTTAGCTTTGCAGGATTAGCAAAGGCTTCCGATGAAAATTCGTTAAGAAATTCTAGGATTAAGATGGTCACTAATGATGTTGGTGGATTAAAACAAAAAACCTTCGCAGCGGCTCAAAGCAGCGGGGCAGATTATGGGGCGCAACTAGATTCAATCGCTAAACTTAAAATGCTTACTAACGGATTGTTTAACGACAATGAAGCAGTCAAATTTACAAGTACATTGGATAAAGCGTTCAAAGTATCGGGTACATCGGCTGAAGAAGCGAAGTCAGCAATGTTTCAGTTAAATCAGGCAATGACTTCTGGAAAATTACAAGGTGATGAGTTTAGGTCTGTAATGGAAAATGCTCCAATTTTAGCTCAAAAAATAGCAGAGTCAATGGGAGTTTCAATGGGAGAACTTAAAAAGTTAGGCTCTGAAGGTAAAATTACTTCAGATGTAATCAAAAATGCAGTGTTAGGAAGCGCCAACGATATAGAATCAAAATATAAGCAAATGCCATTAACATTCGGGAAAGTTTGGCAACAAGCTCAAAATGCAGGGCAACAAGCTATGGATGGACTACTTACTAAAGTAAATCAGTTGTTGAATACTCCTGCTGGGCAGAAAATGGCTCAAAGTGTGCAGCAGGCTTTTTCGGGAATGGCAACAATGGCTGATGGTGCATTGGATGGAATAATTAGTATTTTTGGTAAATTAAACTTTGCTCCGCTGTTAGAGCCTTTAAAAGGCATAGGTCAAACCTTATCGCAAGCATTTAGCGGAATTAGCGGAGATGGACTTGTGAATGGGATTGCTAACGGATTAAATACGATTATTAGTTTAGCCGGGCAAGTTGCAGGAGTGTTTGGTCAAATGCTTAGTGGTATTAATTTTGGACAGATAGGGCAGATATTTAGTGATATAGGCAATGCTGTTATGACATTATTTTCTAATATCGATTTTGGGAGTATAGGGAATATGTTTGCAATGGCTTTCGGACAGATTATGCAGGTTGTATCTATGCTTACTCCAGCGCTTGCGCCAATAATGCAAATATTTGCAGTAATTGTTAATTTAGCAGTTCAAATTGGTACTGCTTTGATTCCAGTAATTGGTATTATCTTGCAAATAGGAGCAGTATTAATATCAGCAATAGTTCCAGTCGCTCAAGTTGTAATCGGTGTATTTGCTGGAATTGTAGGAGTTGTAGTCGGAGTGTTCTCAGCAATAATAGGTGTAGTTGCTAGTATTATGGGAGCGGTATTGGCTGTTATTTCAGGAGTTATTAATTCGATTGGTGCAGTGGTAAATAAAATTGCTACATTTTTTACTCAAGGATTCAACAAGGCAAAAAGTATTGCACAAGGAGTAATTAATGCAATTAAAGGATTTTTTGAAGGATTAGCTGGAAAAGTTAGCGAAATAGCAGGTAAAATAGCCGGAATGTTCAAGATTAAGCCTCCGTCTTGGTTAGGGTTCTTAGGTGGCGGAAAAGGTAGATATATAGGGGATAAATCTTGGGAAGGTGGACCAGTTACCGTTGCAGAAAAAGGAGCGGAAATGATTAGGTTGCCGAGCGGTCAACAATTTTTGGCTAACGAAGAAATGACTATGAATTTACCTCAAGGCACAAGAATATCTACGGCAGAATCAACTAGAAGGATGATGAGAGACCAGTTTGGTGGTTCATCAAAATCATTAATTAATAAGAATTCTAGTTCTTCTACAGGGAAAAGCAATGGCGGAAATAACCAGTATACATTTTCTCCGACAGTTGTTATTGAAAATTCTGGCGGAGATAGCAAGGATTTAGTTAGAAAAGTGGAAGAAATAATGAGAAGATTTTTTGAAGAGAAATTCATAGCGATGGGAGGTTAGGCGATGGATTTTAGCAGTTTGAATGCGACAAAAGAAAAAATAAAAGGCAATGTTTTTGGCAATGCAGCTTATAAAAAAGCTAAGAGCACAGGTTTTAGCATGGGACTGAATAGTTTTTTAGGAACAGCTGGGGCAACTGTTTACGGTGTCGCTCTAGCTTACTCTTCTGAGATAAACAAGTTTTTTGGAGACAGATTTGGATTTACACTTTTTGAAGAAGCTGAACGATGCAAGATTAATGATATAGCTCTTGAATGGGTACAGATTAAAAGTGATGAAAGAAGTAGCAGTGTTAAAACACATTCATTAGAAGATAGAGATAACACACTAATAAGTAGTAATGTTTCACACGGTAACAGAAAATACAGTATTTCTGTCATTTTAAGCGATTTGGTTACTAAAAATGCTGAGAGTATTTACGAGCAAATTGTAGAATTGTGGCAAAAGAAGGCTTTGTGTACTATTTCGACTGTTGAAACAATAGAAGATATGATAATAACAAAAGTTTCAAGGAGTTACAAAACACAATCGGCATTAGAATTTGAAATTGATTTTGAAGTGCTGGAATTTGCTTATTTAATGAGAAAGGGTGACATATTAGGAACGGAACTGACAACATTAAGAGAGGAACAAAAAACAGGAATTGCTGGAACAAAAACAAGTAATATTGAATACAAGGGGTTTTTAAAATGAGAATAGAAATAGACAAAAACAAAATACCTTATATTTTTACTTTTAAAAGCGGAAGTGAGGTATATTTGTTAAGAATAAAGCATTTTAAGAGTAATAATCGTATTTATATTGATGTTATGGATGAAGGCGGTGAACTGTTATTAGAAAATGAAAAACTTGTATATGGTCGACCGATTGGCTGGTTTATAGCAAAAGATGAAAATAATAACATTAATAATGAATTTTTAAATTGTTATATTGTTCCGCTTAGTTTTGACAAAAAAGAAGTCCCGATTACTTTTGAGAATTTCTGTGAAACTATTTTTTTAGAATATTTCGATATATTTGAACCAGGAGAGGGAAATGTTTAATAAACTATTTTTAGAAAAAACAGAGATAAAGATTGAAACAGATGACGGAGCTTTAAATTTTATTTTTCCGAAAGATTTTGGAGTGACTGATTCGACTGTGATAAATGGTGTAGAAATAAAATGGATTTATAAATCGGTAAACGAGGAGCCAAATGAGTTTGATATAGAAATTAAGGGTTTAACGAATACAACGGTAGCTAAAATCAAATTAAAAAATAGCGTTAGACTTGTGGCTGGATACGGAGCGGATATTGGCGAAGTAGCGAGCGGAATTATTACAAGAAAAGAAATGGAAAAGGGAACTTTAAAATTAAAATGTCGTGAAGTTCCTGCGGATTTTAAAAAATTAGTAAGTGCGGCTTATGCTCCAAACACAACAGCAAGTACAATTATCAACGACTTGGCGAGTAAATGTGGCTTTACTGTTAAACAGTGTGAACTAAAGAATGATAAAGTTTACAGCATTGGGGAAAGCATATTAGGAAGTGGTCTTTATGAGATAGGTCAAATCGTAAAAGATTGTGACAGTCAAATGACAACAAAGAATGATTTTATTTACATATATCACAATGAGATCAATACTGAAAAAGTAATCAAATTAAGTTATCAAAGCGGACTTTTAGAAGAACCTAAGCCACAAAATGTTGAAGAAATCAGTTACAAAGTGAAAAAAACGAAGGAAAGTAAAGGCAAAAAAGGAAGTAAAAAAACATCAAAAGGTGGGAAAAAAAGTGGCAAAACAGCAACAAAAAAATCAAGTAAAAAATCAAAAAAATAATAAAAGTGTAGCTAAGGACTCGAAAAATAACACTCAAACAAAAAAGTCTGATAAAAAAGAAAAAAAAGAAGAGTTGAAATATGATTACGAAGTCAAATGTTTATTAATTTATTATTTGAAAAAAGGTGATTTAATTGAGTTAATAAGTAATGACATCTCAACAATGTGTCAAATTGTTGAAATTAGCGATATTAGTGATTTTAAAATGACTTTGAAAGTAAGAGTTGTAAATAACGATTCAGACGTTAAGAAAAATAATGCTGAAATTAAAAAGATTGAAAAAGAAGAAAATAAAAAAGGAAAAGTTACTCAAGTTAAGAGAAGTAAAGGAAAAGGTAGAAAAAAATGATGGAAGAATATGTGAAAGCAATGCTTGGAAAAATAGATACATCTTTGATTGCTAAAATAACAAAAGTGCACGGAAATGGATTTGTGGATGTCGAGCCAATGGCAGAGTTTCAAGATGTTAAATTACCGCCTATTTTGCATGTTCCAATGTGTCAGTTAGGGAACAAAGAAATTAATTTTAAAGTTAAATTTAAAGCTGGTGATGTAGTTCCGATTTTAATTTTGAGTCGAGACGCTAGTGGATATATTACGAAGGAAAGCACAACGGCAAACACAAATAAAAGGCATAATCTTACAAATGCTATTGCTTTGCCTTTTTATGTTCCGACTGATGTAAACCCTGACACAGAACCAAATTCAATAGGAATAAATGGAAACATAAAAATGGAAGGTAATATCAAAACTGGGAATATAGAAAGTGGAGAAATTAAAGCAAAAACAGTTGATACAGAGAGCGGAACAAGTAAAGGCGGAGTTCCGTACATTCATCCGTAAAGGAGTGTGATTTATGGATATAAAGTTGAATAACGCAACTGGGGAATTGTATGTTGAAAATGGCGATGTGCAATTTTTTAAAGCGAAAGAAAAATATTTTGAAGTGATCCAACAAATTGTTTTAATGTTGCATGTTCGTGAAGGAGAACTTGAATATGATACAAAATATGGATTAAATTTTGAAAAAATATTTGGAACTCATGGAAATGAAAATGAAGTATTGGAACACATCAGAGATAAGATATTGAATAATTTTAGAGATTATTTAAGTAGATGCTATGTTGAAGTATATGAGTACGAGAACAGGCATCTAAAAGTTAATATTGGTATCATTTTTAATGATAATGAGAAAACTTTAATGAAAGGAGTCGGAATAGGTTGGCGAGAATAAAAGTTAATACGGTTCAGGACAATATGAATATTTTGAATAATGAATTAAAAACATTATTAAAAGCTGATTATTCTAACGATAAGCGGAGCGCTTGGTATATGCTGATGTATCCAGTCGCTAGACTTTTAAGGGAAAAAATGGAACGGCAACAGATACAAGCTGACAAAATGAATTTACTTAATTGTGAAGGAATTGAAATAGATGAGCATTTAGCAAATAGTCCATTCTTTTTCAAAAGAAAGCAAGAAAGCAATGCAACTGTTAAAATTGAATTAATTGGTGGGCTCAATGTGTCTCTTGAAAAAGGTGATGTAATTCTCGAAGCAAATGATGGGACAAGATACACACTTAACCAAAGTGGAACGCTGAACAATAAAACTACTTTTGAGTTTGTTTGTGATACTGCAGGAGAGCAAGGGAACAAAGAGATTGGGAGCATTATCAAGATAGTTAAAGTTGTAAATGGAGTTTATGACTTCAAGCAAAATGAAATTGCAGCTGGTGGACAGGGGCAAGAAAGCGATAATGAATACATTGAACGTTGGTTTTTAAGTCGTAATGAGAGCGAATGGAATTTGGACGGAATTAGAGCGGAAGTATTGAAACAGGAAGGTGTTAAATCTGTTTATGCTGACGAAAATAAAACGATGACAGTTGACAGCAAGGGGCTAGAACCAAAGTCGATTGTTTTAATTGTGGACGGCGGAAGAAATGAGGATATAGCAAAAGCAATATGGAGAAAAAAAGATCAGGCTATACAAATGAATGGGGATACAATTGTAACAGTTAAAGACAATCAAGGGATAGACAGAGAAATTAAGTTTTATAGACCGCAAAAACGAGAAATAGAAGTAAATATTGATTTTACTGCGGCGAAGGATACTAACATTTTATTGGATAATTTGAAAGATATTGTAAAAGAGTATTTAAAAGATGTGGAAGTTGGAGATTACATCACATCATATCGTTGCGAAAGCGAATATATCAGACAAATTTATTCCGCTGACAGATTACTCAATATAGATGTTTCTTTTAAATTTAAAAATGAAACGACTAGTGGCTTTAAAAAGGTATTAGAGTTAGGATTTAACGAGGTGGCGGAATATGCAGAGTAATTTTGATTATATGATGTCAAAATGTCCGTGGTGGCTAAAAAAGAATAACAATGTAAAGTCTTTTTACAAAGCAGTATCTAAATTATTTGATGAAGTCGACAGAATTTTTAACTTAATAGAAAAACAACATTTAGTAGACTATGCAAACGGAGACTTTTTAGATGATTTAGGAGAAAAATTTGATGTTTCTCGGAACGGGCAGACTGACGATAGATATAGAAACAGAATCAAATTAGCAATGAGAAAGTATAAATTAGTTCCTAACCTTGAAACTATCAGTAATATTGGAGAAATGTTTACTGGATTAACGCCAACAATTAATGTAAATACAGGCAACGAACCAGCGCTATATGATGTTAAATTTATAAGTAATAAAGAGTACGATTACTCGCTAATTGACGAACTGGATTTAGGCAGTATTGTTGGTGGTGGTGTAAAAGTAAATACACATAAATGCTTGGACAATTACATAGTCGGAATGAGATTTGGACGAAAAACACTAGGACAAAATGTAATTAAAAATGAAGCAAAAAGAAATCCAGTTTGCAACTTTGCATATTCAAAATTTGGTCGATTTGGTCGCAATAATCTAGGGCAATTTGATTTAGGTGAAGACAATATTATTAATTTGAAATAGGAGGAGAAATGGCAAAATTAACAAAATTTAAGGCACAACAAGTTGAGTTTCCTACACATTACGAAGTAGAAGAAACTAACAGAGGGAACAATAAAATAAAAAGTATCGTCCCAGCGTTTGGGAACATTAGAGAAAACGGAACACCTGAAACGGAAGAAATTTATGATGGCTTACAACTTGGGAATGTACACACTTTACAAGCAAATAAAACAACGAATTTGAATATAGATTATTATGTCTGTAATTTAGACGGATTAAATGAGTTTGGGGTGAACAATGATTTAAAATTAAGAATAAACGTTGATTCTAAAAATACTAATTCGACAACAAAATTAAGGCTGAATAATAACGATTACACGTTATTGAAGGAATACAACGGAAACTTAAAACAAATAGAAGCAGGTGATTTCAAGCCAAACAAAACTTATGAATTAACATATAACGGAAGTCAATTTATTGTGATAAACGTTGATTCAAGGTTAAATGAAATAATGGGATTAGAATTTGGCGGGAATATTCAAGATGCAGGGGATAAAGTTAAAGGGAAATGCTATTTTGATAATGTTACAAAATTCTATTATGAATGTATCGGAGACAACAGTCTGACATACAACGATAGTGGAAAATTTAAGGCTATATCGAATAAGCCAATTTCGGACAAAGTGGAAAATTTATGCGAAATTAAAGAACATACTTTTACTGCACCAAACTTGACATATGCTAAAGTAATAAAAATTGGGAAAACAGCAGTTCTGAGTGTAGACAGTGCTTCTTATTTCAACAATAAAAACAACAAGGATGCATTGTTACAATTACCTGCGGAATTTGCTCCAGCTGTGTTTTTAAACATTTCAGCAAATAATCTTGAAGGAAATTTCACAAATTTTATTCTTGATGAAACTGGAAAATTGACTTTCAAACAAAACAATACAAAAAATGGATCTTATTTATTTACAGTTGCGTATATTTGTAAATAACTGAAGTGGAAAATTTGTTTAAATTTGGAAAGGATTGGGTATCATTTCCAAACGGTTTAAAAATACAATGGGGATTCAGCGTTGCTCAAAATGGTGACGACATTGTCAGATTAATTTCTCCTTTTAAATCTTCTGATTATCAAGTTGTAGCTTGTGACAGCGGAGGTGGAACGTATATCACTGGAATGACTCCACTTACAAACGAAACATTTAAAGCATGCGGTAGAGACCCGTACACTTTGGCATATAAAAGTTTCGGCTTTAGATGGGTAGCAATCGGATATTAAAGTCTAAATGGAAAATTTATCTGAATTTGAAAGCATAAAAATTAATATTCAAAACGGATATATAAAATTTGTGAAAACAGGTAAGGCTGTTAATTGTTCAGTTTATCTAGAAAATTTAGTTTCTAGAATGTCTTATAAAGATGGCGATGTTATTTGCCAGTATCCTGAAAAATTCGTTCCAAGGAGCGAGTATATGGACATGGAATTTGCTGTCATCACGGTTGAGCACAATAATTTGACTGGGACTACAAGACTAATTCCTCTTCGGCAAGGTATAACAATTTGGGGAGTCTCTGGGAAAGAGTTTTGGCAGATAAAAGGAACTGCTAATTACTTCACTTCGTAATTGGAAAATTTGTACAGTGTTGAAAGTTATGCAATTGATTCACGATTAACAGTAGGGCTAATTCAGAAAATCGGTAACGTTTGTATTTTGACTTTGGACTCTAATGAACTATACAATGGTCGTAATTACGGAGATGTCCTTTTTAATATACCTGAAAAATTTTGTCCAAAGTTCTTAACTCCAGTTTCTGTCGGAATAATCAATTCTGCAAGTGGCGGGGCTGCTCATATAGAAACAAATGGAAATGTTGTGTGGCGTGGAGCAAGAACAAATTCAGCTTTATATATAAATGCTGTATATTTAGCTAAATAAACTAGCTTAAACAATATAACTAACTGAAAAAATAATACTAGCGGAATTAACTGTTGCACCTTTCCATTTTCCAATTCCACTAGGCTCAATATATACCGTCCCGTTTGAAACGTTGTATTGTGAAGCGTTTACGGACAAAAATGTTTTTGGCTTAAAACCATCTGGAATTTGAAAAATAACAGTATTATCATTAATGTTTCTGAGAGCGTTACCACTGTCAAAAATGATAGTTACTATATTCCCAACTTTTTCTACAATATTACATGTAGTTCTTCCAGCACCAATTGCTTCTGCATGAACGTAAAGTCTCGCTTGCTGAACTTTGGATAAATTTTCCAC